AATGCTTGTTGTAATGATTGGCTAACTATTGATGATTCATCTTTGGCAAAGATAGTACCTTTTAATATTTTTTTTTGATTTTCATTTGCTGCTGTTAAATTTTTTAAATTAGCTTGATACCTACTAACAACTTCTGGAGAAGTGTCTCCAGCTGTTCCTTGCACAACTCTAAAATTTTCTCTTTCTTCACCTAGTTTTTCTAAAAAAGTATTTAATTTGCTTCTTCTGTCAGTAACATAAGCTATACGACCATCTCTAGTGTCAATAACATAAGCCTGATTATCTGCAAAACTATCTGATTTATCAGATTCAAAATTTTTATCAGCTTCAGTTTTTGATGCAGCGTTTTCGGCTGATGCCATGGCAGCTTCTCTAGCAACATCATCATCATATATATCACCAGAAGTAATACCTGCGCCTGTTTTTTGATGAGCAATATCAAAAAAAGTATTTTTAGGATTAAAAATATTAGGTCTTTTAACTGGGTTTCCTTTAACTACGTTTGGCTTCTTATATACAGGCGCACCTTTAATATCATATGTAGTAGGCTCGGCAAAACTAATCATATCTAAGTCTTTTCTGAATTTTTTTAATCTGTCATCTATTAACATTATCTTTTATCCTTACCATAAATTCATGCTGCTTTGTTTGTTTGATGATTTCATAGGTGTTGGGAATCCTTGTAGTAATCCACCTAAATATTGAGCTAATCCCATTTGATAATCTTCACCTTCTAAGAACTGCTGATAATCAAAATCTAATTGCTGTTGGTCTCTAGCTGTTTGTCTATCACCTAAATCCGTTAAAGCACCAAAACGAGACATCTCTGCATCTGTAACACCACCAGCTAAACTAGCAGCACTTAATAAACCTTGTTGATTCTGAGCGTTAGCATCAAGACCAAACTGTGCGTTAGCTTGGCTAGATGTTAAATCAGACGCTTGATTAGCTAGGCTTGCTTGCAGACTTGAACTTTGATTAGCTAAATCAGCATTTAATGTATTACCGATATTGGTTGATTGTTGTCTAAATGTATTATCAACATTAGATTGAGCTACTCTATAAGCATCATCTGCCGACATTCCTTGCATTTGTAAATTTCTAGCTGCGTTATCAAGTTGTATAGCTCTTTCATTTGCTTGGTTAGCCAAGGCTGCTTCTTGCATTGTTTGTGTGTTAAACTGCCCTAATGATAAGTCTCTAGCTTGGTTTAATCTTTGAGTTTCCATTGCTGCATTTAAGTTAGCTTGACCAGCAGTTAAATCGGCTGATTGATTTAGTTGTCCAGCGGTCATTCTATTTTGTATGTTTGTTAAACCTCCTTGATTTAATAAACCTATGTCTTGCATAGCTAATTTATTAGCTGTGTCAAAGCCTTCTTTATTAAGTAAGGCTGCTTGTTTAGCATATTGACCCATAGCATTATTGTTTATTAAACCAGCCTCAACAGCCTGTCTTGTTCCACCAAAAGCATTAGCTTGAGCTGCTCTTGACTGTAAGTCTGATAGTTGCCTGTCTCTTTGAGTCACTATGTCGTTTAAGGTTACATCTTTAACTTGTTGGTTGTACTGATTTGTATAAGGGGATAAATCTGTTCCAGCAAGTGTATTTGGATTATATGTTTCAGCATTAACTCTTTCAAAACCTATAGTTCTATCTAATATTTCTCTTGCTGTAATATCGTTAGGGTTAGCTACTCTTTCACCACCAACATCTCTGGAAGAAAAATTTGAAGCGTTAATATTTGCAGCTGGGTCAATTAATCCAGCGGCTACATCTCTTGAAGCTACATCTCTAGCAGAAACATCTAGCGGAGAATAACTAGAACTAGCATACATATCATCATAAATAGTGTTGAGTCTTTGCCCTTCTAATTTTCCTTCATCACCAGTTAAATAATTTGCTGCTAACCCTTCACCCCTTAGTGTAGTTGCGGAAGGTGTTGCAAATCTAGGGTCTCCATATTCTTGATACTCTTTGAGTCTTTGACCCATAATCGGTTGTCCATATTGACTTACTTGACCAGTATCGTATTCTTCCATGACAGTACCTTTACCAACATTAAAGGTTTCTTGCATCATAGCTCGGATTGCTGGGTCTAACTCTGAACCGCCACTAGCTTTTGATTTTCCCATTTTTATAACTCCTTATCTAAAGTAAAGAAAGTTGGTGTGTAACCAACATCCTTAAATTCTCTTTGCCATCCTTTACGACCAGTTAAAGTTGTATATTTACAACCAACTGATTTTGCCTTGCGTTCTAGGATTGGCATTATTTGTTTTATTTCTTCTGTTTGACCACCAGCTAAAAAGCCATGTAAATTATAGTATTGTGGGAAAACATGAACTTCTGTTACAATAAAGGAGTTTCCAAAGTTATGAAAAAACATATCACCTTTGGCTATACTTTCTCTTACATTATCAACAGTATGGCTATTCTTTCCATAGTCTAATGCTTTTTGAACTGCCTGTCTATATTTATCAAAAGTTTCTATTGTCATATCGCTGTTGTTCCTAAGTTTCCAGAGTTATCTACAGTTATCTTGTAACGATTTCCGTTAGGTGCTTTCAGTATTAACCTTCCATCATTAATATTTATATCCGTATCTTTCTTAAAATTTCGTCTATCTTCTTGTTCTATAACAAAGTTAGTTTGTTGTTGTAAGGTTGCGCTGTACTCTGATGTTGCTGAGGGCAGTCTCATTATCCTCTCCCCCCACCTGCCTTTACAAACATTTGCATTATACCAACTCGCCAATCGGTATTTCTAGCAGTATCAATTCTAAATTTTACTTCTCTTGCTTTAAAGCGAACATCTGTTGGATTAGTTAAAGCAAAAGCTCCATAACTTATTTCTGGGCTAGTTGGATAGTTTCTAACTTTAAAGGTGGCAGTAACATCTCCTAATGTCTTTTCGTCAGGAATAACACTTAACACATTCATTAATCTACCTTGTGGCTGGTCTATTTGGTATGGAGCTGATTCGGCAAAGACTCCAGTTGATTCTCCTGTGTAAGTATAGCCTGTCTCATGTTCATAAAGTTTGTTGTCAGCACCAACCATTAAAGGATTTTCAAAAGTACCTTTATCAGAAGCGCACGTTCTTGCTAATTCCCCAACAATCCAATGATTTTCCTTATAATTCCAAGCGACATACCGATTAACTTCATTAGAACTCGAAGAAGGATAAAACCACCATATCTCAGAATTTGCTGAATTATTAAAACCATAAACCTTTGACCTTTGTGAAGAATTAAAATCAGAAAAAACATAATCACTTACATCTGATGTTAAAGGTTTAACCATTCCATCATATATAAAAAATCCTCCTCTACCAAACCAACAACAAAAACTGTCGGTAGCTACGGAAGAATTAGTTGACGCTACACCGCAATTTGAACCAACCCTATCTACAGAATAAACAAAAGGAAGCCCAACATAACTAGCTGCATAAGCATCAACAGTAGATAGTATAAGAATCTGTCCTTTTACCCTTATACCATTTAACAACTCACCAGCTCCAGTAATATTAAAGCTACCAGATTGGTTTGTAGCACTAGGCGACCAATCTGTGTTATCTTCTAGGTCAGACCATTGTATTCTTTTTCTATCGCCGCCAGCTCCTATTAACATTAAAGCTCTTTCTTCTGTAACAACCAAGGCTTGATTTGATGTGGGAGCTTGAGTTATAACGGCAGCCTTTGAACTTGGTGTGCCAGTCCATTGATATACCTTACCATCTCTATTAGAGCAACCAACAAGATATTCACCCCAATTATCTAATGACCAAGTTGTAGCTGGAATCAAAGTTCCACCATCTGGTCTTTGAGTTCCATAATTAACTGTTCCATAAGTAAAATTGCCAAATCCAGTACCAACTGTTGCGTCATCAAAACCTGTTGTAAAATTAACAGGCGTAATGTCGTGTTGAGTTCCATTCTCTGTATAAATATACAATCTTGAAGATGTTCCAATAGCGGTGCGTCTATTATTTGAGTTGTCAGTCCAAGTTCTCATTCTTCTTGCTTTGCCTATTGTAGTTGCAGAACCTCTCTGTGACCATCCTCTAATGGGTTGCATAGCCCCTTCATTCCAACGAACTAAATTACAGTCATGCCACCGCCCTTTAGCTTGCATTTCTGTTCCGTTTTTATAAACACCACTTGGTAAATTTATAGGTACATAAGGCATTATTTTTTAACTCCAGTTTTAAGCTCATAAGTCCTAAGTGTTCCTAATCCTAAAACTCCGAATAATACAGGCATCATAACAGACATATCAGCTTGTGGTATATCAATATCAAATATAGCAAGAATCGGTGAGAAAAAATACTGTAAACTAAAAGATAATACTAATACCCAGCAAAGAGTTGGTCTCCACATGGATTGAAATAAATTTGAACTCTTTGCATCTTGTAGGTTAATTTGCGCTTGAGCTTTATCTATTTCAGTAATAGAAGATATTAAATCAGACTCAAGTTTTGACTTTAAATCTTTATCTGAAACAAACTTGTCTAATATTTTAGACACATTTCCTATAAGAGATGTTGCTAACAAACTCATAATCTACCTTCCTTGATTGGTGGTGTTATATATCCTAAACACCTTTCAAAAGATTCCTTGGTCGTATTTTTATTTTCAAAATTAGCTTCTGATATTTTTGTAGTACATCCTCTAATTTCTTCAACTGGTTTAAATATAATTACATTTTCTTTAATTGCTGCTAACGCTACAAAATCTGTATCTTCTTTTGTTAATTTTCTTTTAATTCTTCCTACAGAAGTTGAAAAATTATAACGAGGTCTACCACCTTTGACAGAAAATTTATCAGTAGTTCCAGAGCATTTAACTTGGAGTCTTATAGGTTTATTCAATACATTTACTATTATATCATATCCGCCAGCATCCACTAAAGAAGTGTGATAACCTAACTTTTCTAACTCTAAACAAACCATTAATTCACCAACCCTACCTAACTGCTTATTATTGTTACCCAAACCATCTTCCAAGGCTAGTAGCAACAGCAGCGGAGATTCCAGACGCAGTAAGGAAAACTCCTATTATTATTCCTCGACCAGACTTGAATTGTCCTTCAAGAGAGTCAATTCTTCCATTTAATCTATTAACTTGTTTTTCTAAGGACTCCACTACAACAATTAACTTTCCTTGTTCTAGCTCTGATAAACCAGCCATTAAAATTATACCTTTTTATGCTTACAGCTATAATGAACATTTTTAAAATTCAATGCACAATATTTAAGTGTCTTTCTATATTCTTCTGGAATATAGTGTAACGGCACAAAAGAGCAAGCTAGAGAAGATAAGGTAACAAAACTTGTTAAAATTGTTAGTAATATAATCATTTAAAGTCCCTCTGGAGTTTTTGGAAAAATAGTATCTATGTACCATTTTTCTTTTTTGGTTAAGTTAAGTAAAGATTCTTTGTAATCTAATATTTCTTTAGGAACAGAAACAGTGTTGCTGCTTATATAATCTTCTGAAATACCTATTTGTTTTTTGTTAGCAGTTAGTTTTGCTTTAAGATATTCAATATCCTGTTCTTCTTCTTGAATTTCTCCAATCTTATTTAATGTATAAATAAGCCCAATAGATTCAGAAGGTTTCAATTCTTTGATATAACCTTCTATTTCTAAATTTTCCTTTTCAAGAATATCAATGTAGATAGATTGATTTTTATTTTGGTCATGCTCATCACATCTTTCAATTAAACGATTTAATTTACTTTGTTTATTTCTTTCAAGGGCATCTAAATCATCTTTTAAAAAATCTTTTGATTCCCAAAATAAAGACCATTTCCCATCAAGTGATTTATGTTTAATAGAGTATACCTTGCTTTCTGTATATTTTTCAATTTTTGGTAGCGGAATATAAACAACATTTATACCTAACATATCATTTGTAGTATTTAAAGGAATAGAGATATTAGGAAAATCTTTTGATAAAGATTGGGTTGTATCATAAAATTTTTCTGTTTTTGTATTTATATATG